GAGCAGAACCGTTCGGTGGGCCGCGTCCCGTGGCTCTGCGACCGGGACGGGTGCGACGGGAGCCCCCATCCCGGAGCCCGGGGCGCTCACGCACGGACTGCACAGCGGTGGCCGGACCCGGCCGAACTGGACTACGACGTATGGCTGCTCCTGGCCGGGCGCGGGTTCGGCAAGACACGCTGCGGTGCGGAATGGTCCTGGCGTCAGGCCAAGAAGTACGGACCGTCCGGCCGCGGCGCGCTCGTGGGTCCCACGGCGGCCGACACGCGGGACATCCTCGTGGAGGGGGAGTCGGGGATCCTCGCGTGCGCGCCGCCGACGTTCCGGCCGATCTACGAACCGTCGAAGAGGAAGCTGACGTACCCCAACGGCGGGATACAGATGCTGTACTCCGCCGACGAACCGGACCGCCTGCGCGGGCCGCAGCACCACTACGGGTGGGCCGATGAGCTGGCCGCCTGGCGCCGGATCCAGTACGCGTGGGACATGCTGCAAATGGGGATGCGGCTCGGCGACCACCCGCAGGTCTGCGTAACCACGACGCCCCGGCCCCTGCCCCTGGTGAAGCAGCTGCTTAAAGACCCTATGTCTGCCGTGGTCCGGGGCTCCACATACGACAACCTGCACAACCTCGCGCCGACGTTCCGCCGCACCGTGGTCCAGAAATACGAAGGGACGACGCTCGGCAAGCAGGAGCTGGACGCGGACATCTTGGACGACATGCCGGGAGCGCTGCTGCGCCGGGCGGTACTGGAGGCGAACCGCGTCGACGTCGCACCGGCCGAATCCCTTATGAGGGCCGTGGCCATGGACCCCGCCGGTACGGGGCTCGGCGACGAAACGGGGCTCATCGCTGGCTTCGTCGGCGTCAACCGGCACGTCTACATCACGCACGACGCCTCCGAAAAGCTGTCCCCGAAGCTGGCCGCGGTAGCTGCGTGGGACCTGTTCGACGAGACGAACGCGGACATCCTCGTGTTCGAAGACAACTTCGGCAAGGGATGGGTGAGGGAGGTGCTGACGAAGGTCTGGAACGAGCGGTGGATCAAGAGGTGGAAGGCCGAGCACCCGGACGCGAAGCCGGAGGAGACCCCCGAAGAGCACGACGCCCCGCCGGCACCGCTGGACGAGATTCACGCCTCCGCAGGCAAGCAACTGCGCGCGCAGCCCACGGTCATGCGCCACGAACAGGGGCTGCACCACCACGTCGGGGTCTTCGGCCGGCTGGAGGACCAGTACACGACGTGGATCCCGGAGGAAGAGCCCTCCAAATCCCCGGACCGGGTGGACGCGGCCGTGCACCTGGACACGTATTTCGCGAAGCGCTTCCACCGCGCAGCGGTACGCGCCGCACTTCCACACGAGAGACTCGCTGCAATTGCAGGGCAAAGAAGGGGATGATGGGCCGATGGGCATACTGACACTGCTACTCGCGATAGGCGCCGTCGTACGCCTCACACGCATGGTCACCGATGACTACCTCTTCGAGACGCCCCGCACCTGGGTACTGATGAAGCTTCACCCGGACGGACAGCTCTCCTACTTGGTGAAGTGCAGGTGGTGCGCCTCCGTCTGGGTGTCCGTGCCGGTCATGGGCGCGTGGATCGTCTGGGGCGGCGTCCCCGCATTCACCGCCGTATGCGCGGCGCTCACCGCCTCATACGCCGCGGGATTCCTCGCGGTCCGAGAACGCCCCGGAACCGAAGAGGAAGGGGAGCAGTAGCCCATGGCCATCTTCCAGCGGAAGAACCGTTCCGCCGCGACGGACGAAGCGCCGCCGAAAGCCATTCTCGCCGCCGCCGTGCCGATCGTGGGCCCGGAGGCGGAACGCGCCATCGCCGTACGGCAGACGGCGGAGAAGTGGCAGAATGACGCCTGGTACTACTACGACGCCGTAGGCGAGATGAACACACCCATTTCGCACATAGCGAACGCGGTGAGCAAGGCAGACCTGTTCGGCGCCGAGACCGACCCCGAGACCGGTCTGGTCACCGGGCCCACACAGGACAAGCGCGCGCAGACAGCCGCTTCCTTCTGTCTCGGCGGCGCCGGGCGCAGAGCACAGCTCCAGTACTTCCTCGCCGTCTGCTGGCAAGTCCCCGGAGAGGCATACGTCATTATCCGGCCACGGCCGGCCCGAAACGGCGTCCCGCAGCCCGATGAATGGCTGGTGCTGTCCAACCGGCGCGTAAAGGCGCAGGCTAAGACGTGGACGTACCAGGACCCGATCACCCTTGCGTGGGTCGCGCTCACCGCACAGGACCGCATGATTCGCGTGTGGTCCCCGCACCCCGAAGACCAGTCGAAAGCCAACACGTCCATCCGATCTGCGCTCCCCGTACTGAGGGAGATCGAGAAAGCGTCGATGAACCTGTCCAGCGTGCTGGACTCCCGCATCGCCACGGCGGGCATGCACGCCATTCCACAGGACGTAGACCTTCCACTCACCGGGTCCAACACCTCGGTATCCGAAGAGCTGTCGGACATGCTGCTACGCGCGGCGTCGGCCGGAATCAACAACCCGGGAACGGCCGCGGCACAGGTGCCGGTCATCATCTCCATGCCCGAAGAGAGCATCGACGCTTTCGTCAAGGGCCGGATGTACCCCGAGACGGCCATGGACCATACAGTCATCGAGCTCCGTCGCGAGGACCTGTCCCGGCTGGCCGCAGCGCTCCCCATGCCCAAATCCGTCGCCGAAGGGTCGCAGGCGGAATCGAACCACTGGTCGGCGTGGCAAGTGGAGGAGGAGACGTACAAAGTCTGGATCGAGCCCCTCCTTGACCGGGTCGGCGACGCATTTACGGAGTACTGGTACCGGCCCGTACTGAAGGCCATGGGCGTACCGAACCCTGAGCGGCACGTCCTCGCGTGGGACACCACAGGCATTGTCGCCAGGCCCGACGCCACGGAGGACCTGAACTATCTGCACGAACGGGGCCTCGTGAGCGACGACTACCGGCGCGCGGAGTCCGGTATCCCTGAGGACGCCGTGCCGGATGAGGAGGAGTCGCAGCTCCGGTACCTGCGCAGGGTGGTGGAGGCGTCTCCCGCACTGCTGGAGAACCCGGCCGTGGCCGAAGCGCTCGGGTATCCGGAGATAGCCGCACAAGCGCAGGAGACGGCCGAGCGGGAGCGCGAGGCGCTGGAGGCGCAGCGCGAGGAAGCGGAACAGCAGCGGGACGCGGAAGCGGGTCAGAGCGACAACGTACGGGCGCTTCCGGCACAGCGCGAGGAACCGCAGGCGCAGCCCGTACCGAATGGCCTAGTGGCCGCAGCGGAGCTTCTGGTGTTCGACGCGCTGTCCCGTGCCGGCGGACGGCTCCTCACCCGTGAGCACCGGGGCCAGTTCGGCAGCACGCCGAAGCACGAACTCCACACGGTGATCCCCTGCACCTCTGCGGACGTCGGGCGCCTCATGGCCGACTCCTTCCAGTTCACGGACCGAGTGGCGGACGCCTACGCGCTCAACCGGCCGCGGCTGCGTACGACACTGGCCGCGTACGTAGAGAACCGGATCACCGGAGCCGAGCCCCACAACCCGGAGCTGCTGCGCGCGTCGCTCGGGATGCTGCTGTGACCACGCCTGCGCCGGGCTCGGACCCGCTGCTGCCGGCCAGACTGCGCGCCCTCGGCGTCATCACGGACGGAGAGCGGCGTACCGGGCGTGCATGGTTCGGGGCCATGCGAGGATTCCTGGACCGGGTACGCCCCGCCGTACTGCGCGACGGAGGCGTAGACCCCGGGCGCGTATCGGATCATCAGCAGTACTGGACCGACGCCGTCAACGTACGCGTCGTCCCCACGATCCGGGAGACCGTACGCAACCTGTCCCGGCGCATCATCGGTGCGCCGCTCCCGGACTCCGATCCGTGGGTGGCGGAGTTCCTGAACGCTGCGGGCAACCGCATGGCCCGGATCCCCGATGAGGTGTACGGGCTCATCGTCGCAGAAATCGAACGCGGCATACAGGAAGGTTCGGACATTCCCACCACCACACAACGGGTCAATTCGGTACTGAACGCCACCGGTTCCGAACGGTGGCCCAACCGTGCGCGGACCGTGGCCCGCACCGAGACCATGGCGGCGGTGAACGGGGGTGCGTACCGCAGCGCCGTACTGGACGCCGAAGAACGAGGCGACGTCGCGCCGTTCAAGGTCTGGCTGAGCACCGATGACACCCGGACCCGGCCGACGCACAAGGAAGCGGACGGACAACGCACGCTGCTCACGGAACCGTTCCGGGTCGGGGGCGCGGCGCTGCTCTACCCCGGAGACCCCAACGGACCGGCACGCGAGGTGATCCAGTGCCGATGCACCATCCTGCCCATCGTGCTGGGTGAGACCATTGACTGGACCAACAGGCAGTACCGAGAGGGGACACCGTGAGCAGCGCAGGGGGGGTGGACCGTGGCGGACTGGATGTCAGGGCACGGCCACACGGCTTACGCGGCGTACTACGCGACCGTGGGCGGCAAGACGCACGACGGCAAGCCCATCCCGAAGTGGGACGCGTTGGGCGACACGATCCAAGCGGCGTGGACCATGGCAGCTCTGGCCGCCATCGCGCAGCACGAAGCCTTGAAGGAGCAGCCGTAATGCCCAGAACGTGGAGCGCCGTACTGGCGCGCACCGGCATACCGACCGGTGACGGCAGGATCCTGCGCGAGGGTGGGCTGACCAACCGGGACCTTCCCCTGCCGCTCCTGTGGCAGCGCAGCACAGCGGACGGGCACGGCGGAGCCGTGGTGGTGGGGCGTATCGAATCCCTGCGCTTCGAACACGGCATGGTGATCGGGGCCGGCTCGTTTCTGGACGTACGAGGGAGCGGGGAGGCCGCGGCGCTCACCGATGCCGGGATCACCGGACCGTCCGTGGACCTCTTCGACGACATCGACATCAGGGAGGCACAGACGCTCATCGACGCGGGGGTGCTGGGCCCGAACGTTCTGGACAACATGGACGACGTGGAATACGTCGTGGACGAAGAGAACCGCGTAGTGGTGATCTCTGGCCGCATCGCTGCTGCGACACTCGTCCCCATCCCTGCGTTCGCCGACGTGTCGATCACCCTGGACCCCGAACCGGCGATGATCGAAGAGGCAGCGGCCCCGGCGGGCTACGACTCGTGGAGCGCGTACTCCGCTTCCCTGGCCACGTTCGCCGCGCAGACACAAGAACGCCTGGCCGCGGTGGAGACCCTGCCGTCCTCGGTCACCG